TGCCCAGAAAGATTTGGCTTATGCCCACCGGGGATGAACTCTGAAAAGCTCTTGGGAGTGGCGTGGTAATGCACCCAAGGCTTGCCTTCACCATCAATTGCCTTGCTGTTACCAAACCACTTCTTGAAGTTCTCTTCTCGATTGACGCTGGGATTGACGGGATTTGAGATGGATGGCGAGATGTCCTTGGGATCTGCCTCCCCGCCAAGAGCAAACCTGCGAGGAGCCTTCGCAAGTCGCAGGGCATTGCGGATGATCTGGTCGTAGCTCATCACACGCCTCCGACGCTCTTGTCAGTCGCAAGCTCATTCAGCGCAGGACGGATCAGCGGAGCCACCAGACCGGCGCTCTCGGGGTGGACGGCGAGGTTCTGGGCGAGGTCGATAAGCTGGATGCGCTCCTTCGACAGGCGATCCTGCTTCTTGCTCTCCAGATCAGCCTCGGAGTAGCCCATCTCAGCCTTCGCCTTCTCGGCATCGATGTTCGTCTTCGTGACCTTGCTGTGCGCGTCGATCTGCGTCTTCGCGTTCTCAAGCTGGAGCTTTTCCATCTGCCCCTGAACATCAGCCTGCGCGCGCATCGTGTCCGCGTCAGCCTTCTGCTTGTCGATCTTCAGGCGCTCCATCTTCTCGATCAGTTCAGGATGCGGCCTGCCCTGAGCTTCCATCGGGATCAGGAACTGCTCGGGGTTGCTCCAGCCAATCGTCTTCAGGGCTTCCGTGTCAATCGCGACAGGGTCGTACATGTTGGGATTGGCAGCCTGAAGCTGCTTCAGCGCCATGACCTTCATCACTCGCTGCGTATGGCTGGCCGTGTTGGGATCAGCCTGCGGCACAAGCTCGCAATCGTTCAGGGCCTGCACGAACGTCTGCTCGTTCCACTCGATGCTGGGCTTCTTGCACCGCTGCCAGAAGCTCTCAGGATGCTCGCGGAAGCACCTCACCAGAAGCTGGAACTCTTCAGCCTGCGCGTTGTGCATACGCTTGTGGACGGCATTCATCACCTTCGTGGCCTGATCGATCAGGGCTAGCGTCGTGCCGACCGGCGCATCGGCCTTCCCCTCGCCAACGGCAAGCTCCGACGTTCCACCGACCCTCGCGCCCGTCTCGCCCATGTTCTGGACGAGGTTCATCAGCGCACCGCTCGGCTCCTTGTACGGCAGCGGCATCACAGCCTGACTGATTGGCATCCCGCCGGTCTTCACCAGCGCACCACCACCCGGAGGAACACGGAAGATGTTCGTGTTCTGGCGCGCACCCGTGTCTGCCATCAGGAAGCCGGGGAAGTTCGCGTACATCCCAGCGTCAAGCAGTTCGCGCCAAGCAGCAGTCATCGCATTGGTCGTGTTCCCAAGAATGTGCAGCAGGCCAATGTCGTAGAAGCCCATGCCCGGAACGAACTGGTACTTCACGAACACCTGTCGTGCTTCAGGAAGATCGCCATCCTCTTCGTCGTAGTTGCGAACGACAGACAGGATCTGCTTGGTCGAGACATCAATCGTCACGCGATACGGGATCTCAAGGCCAGAGTGCTTGCCCTTGTAGCGATGCTCAAAGCCCTGAATGTCCAGTTCGCAGTAGCACTCGTAGATCTCACGATCACGATCATCAGGGTTCATCGTCCCTTCGGAGATGCCCTGCTGCGCGTTCTTCTCTCGCTGGACGCTATCAAGCTGCGGCTCAAGCGGTGTCGAGAGATCGATGTCCTTGTACACGCCAAGGATCTGGAGACGCTTCACGACGCTGGGACGCATGAAGACACGATGCGTGATGCGCTTCGCGTTCCGCAGGTCCGTCGCCATGTTGTTGACGATCAGGTCATCGGCATCGACGCTCTCGCTCACGGGGCGATTGCGGATCGGGCAGAAGTACACCTTCTTGAAGGCAGACCCGCCAAAGCCAAGCATCAGCAGCATTCGATCCGTGTCCGGGTAGTACTCGGACGCGACGCTGGTCAGGTAGTGGTTGAGATCCTTCTCCAGAGCCTCCGCAAGCCTGTCCTGCTGCGGTGTGCTGCCCGTGGCGTCGTTGCGGATCTTCACAGGCCCATCGGTCGGCAGAAGCTCGCTGCGGGCATTGGCCTGAAAGCGCAGCACAGCCTCCAGCAGCAGCGGATGCCGCACCTTGCTCATGCCCTCGACCGGAGCGCCATCGCTCGCGCCCTGCAAGCCGGGGATCTCGATCTTCAGCCCCAGCAGCTTGATGCCCTGCGCGCGGTCCTCGATCCAGTCCTTGCGGCTCTGGAGATCATCCCCGATACCGCGCATCAGTTCTTCGCTGATGCGGCTCAGTTCGCCCTGATCGATGTCATCGACAAGGTTGCGGAACCACTCCTTCGCGTACTCAGCCTCGGACTGCCCCTCCTCGCCAATGCCCTTGCCATCCAGCGAGATGCTGATCGAGCCATCCTCATGCTCGATGCGGAGAAGCTCGCCGCTATCGTTGCGCTCCTCCTTTGGCTGGCCCTCATCGATCTCGACAACAACCCCCGGCCCCGCCTCCTCTGCATCCAGAGACGGGAAGACCTGACGAAGATTCGGCACAAGGCCGGGAGTCATTGGCATGATCAGCCACCCTCTACGGAGATGCGCTCCATCTCGGCAACGAAGCGACGGATACCTTCCTGAGCCGCCATAGTATCATTGGGCGCAAGAATTTCATAGTTGCGCTTTTCAGCATGGGGAGGCTGGCCCCAGACATGCACCGCGAACAGCCCAAGCTTCTTGGGATTGCTCGGTCGGATGACATCCACAGTCGCACTTGCAAGAACCATCTTCCCCTCTCGATCTGGTGCCGGATGCAGGATTCGAACCCACGACATGCGGTTTACAAAACCGCTGCTCTGCCAACTGAGCTAATCCGGCAAACTATCATACAGCATACAGCGGTGGAGGCGCAGAGCCAACATGGCGCGTCTTCTCGTCCAGATCAGCCGTCCACTCAGGCCCCCGGATGATCAGCCCGGTCTCGCGCAGGTGCCGCAAAGCCATGCTCACCGTGTCCACAAGATCGTCGTGCTTGCCCTTCGGGAACGTCGAGCATTGCGTGATCACCATGTCGGACCATGACCGCTCGGGCGCGTAGATCAGCCCTTCCGCGAAGAGATGTTGAACGCTGTATAGCCTTGCCAACTTGTCCTGCCCCTTGGGATCGACAAGCTGCACGGCGAAGGACTCATGGCTGTATAGCCTGCGGATCTCCTGCGCGACGCTGTGGCCTGCTGCCTTGTTCTCGATGAGGATCTTGTCCACCTTGAACTTCCGCATGGTGTCCGCGACCTTCGTCACAAGCTCATGCAGTTCCAGTCGCTCTTGCCACGCGAACATCATGATCGCTCGGGGATGCTCTTCCGTGTAGGTGCGGGTCACGGAGGACATCATCTCGCCGCCCGGTGCAATCGTGCGCGTCACCTGAGCCTTGCCATCCCCGCCAGAGAAGATCCCCCACACGGTCATCGCTGACAGGTCGTTCGATGTCTTCGTCGTGTACGCAGTATCCAGCGATGCGATGACGTACTCGACGCCGGGATACATGTCCTGATCCCATAGCTGCCACCACTCGCGCTTGATGACGCCACCACCCTTTGGCTCGGGACGCTGCTGCAACTGACCTGCAGCCGTCCACGGTCCCATCTGCTTCTCAAGGACCGTGACCTCCTCCTCCCCGAAACGCTCGGGCCACAGAAGCTCTCCAGCCTCCTTGCGCGGGTCTTGCCAGCCGATGCTGGTCACATAGCTGCGCTCAGGCTCGTAGCGCATGGGAAGCATCAGGTGCGTCCACAGGCCAGACTCGCGAGACAGGATATGCCCCGTGAGATCCTCCTCGCTCAGTCGCTGCTGGATCACGACGAAGGCACCCGTCTTGGGATTGTTCAGTCGCGTCGAGAGCGCACCATCCCACCACTCGATGGTGGTCTCGATGGTCGCCTCGCTGAACGCTTCCTGCGCTGCGTTGGGATCGTCCACGACGATGATATTGCCGCCCTCGCCCGTCAGCGCAGAGCCGACCGATGTTGAGAGCCTGCTGCCGCCCACCGTGTTGTCGAACCTCGTCTTCGTGTTCTGGTCGCCGGTCAGGGCGAACCTGTTGCCCCACAGCGATTGATACCAAGGACTCTCGATCAGCCTTCTGCACTTCGTGCTATCGCGCAGGCTCAACTGCTGGGCATAGCTCGCGTGGAGGAACTGAACTCCCGCGCCAGAGGTGTCCGACTGCCAAGGCTGCGCCCATACCCAAGCCGGAAAGGCCACGCTGGTCAGGCTCGACTTCGCGCAGCGAGGCGGGATGTTGATGATCAGCCTGCGGATATCGCCATCCGCCACGGCTTGCAGATGTTCCGCAACCGCTTCGATAGGCCAGCCTTCAGCGAACGGCGCAGGGTCGATGTTGCGCCATCCCTTCCGCAGGAACTCATACAGGCTGTCTTCGCATTCGGTACGCTCAATGTCCTTGAGCATCTCGTCTACGTCGATCTTCTGCCCATCGATCTCAACGAATGGCATTGCTATCCACCTTGCATGACTTGCACTTCTCTAGCTCTTCAGCAGCCTTCCAGCAGATATGTTCCATCACATCCTGTTCAGTAGATAGAAAAGAATATCTTGATACATCGAAGATAGCCTTCTGCCTGAGAGAACTAATCAGGTCAAACTTGCTATTCATGATTCCTGATCCTTTCGATACGAAGCTCATAGCCCATCGCATTCAGCATCGCGCGCAGGTAGCTGAGCTTGGGATCTTTCCCCTCGTGCATCCATCGCTGGACAGTAGACCTGCCAACTCCCGCTCGCTTGCAGACCTCGGAGATGAAGCCTGCGTTCTCCTCCAGTATGCCACTCAACTGGATCATCAAAGGATCGATGTTGTCCAGCGGCTGCTTGAAGCAAGCCCTGCCAGCGTAGTTCGCTCCCCGTATCCTGACGTTCTCGAAATGAAGAAGCTGGCGCACGGTCATCATGCGCTTGCGCTTTTCACTTTTGATCTGCGACTTGGACATCACGGGACAACCTCGCAGCAGTAACAACAGCGCACCATTTGTCTACAATACTCTTCGGAAACTCTTCTGATCCGCAACCATTCTTTGCTACGTCATCGAGCTTCCTGCCGCAGTAGTAGCAAGGATCATTCAGAATTATCTGCGGCATCTTTCATCCTCATATATTCAGCTTTCAATGCAATCCGAGCTAGCTCATAGGCCAGCGCAGCCCTTGGCTGGGCATCTACATCAGCCTCCCGCACCATCACGACCGCATCCTCGAAAGCGCGGATCAGGGAATCAAGATCAGCCCCCTCGGTCTTCTCCGTCACCTTGAATGGGCAGAGGCGCTCCATCTCATGGTGACGGGTGATGAATCCACCGAATGGCGCAGGCTCCTTCCCTCCCGGCCAATGGAACGCAGCAGGAAGCTTCATATCCACCGGGTACTCCTCCAGCCGAGTGCAATGCCCCGTGCCCTTGAAGTGCAGCCGCCTCTTCGCATCGCGATGCCAGTCGGCATAGATGCATCCCCTGCATATGGTGTTGGTCATAGCTTCTGGAACCTCGCAGCCTTGAACAGCGCAACAGGCTCTACGTCCTGCGGATCTTCCCTGTCCGTGCGACCACCGAATGAAAGTCCATCGTGACAGTTCAGGATATTGTTATCCTTTATATCATAGTAATAGATCACTCCCTTCGCGCTAACTGCAATCGTGAATACTACCCTGCCGATGCGAGCAAGCTGGATGCCTTTGGCAAGCTTGTCGAGCGAGATCATGAAGCCGCCCATCTTGTCCATCTCGCTCATGGTGTAGTTTCGGCACTTCACTTCCATGAATCCAGCGCAGGTATTTTCTTTCATCAATGCATAGTCAACAATGTATGTCGGTCGCAGCTTGATGGGCCTCAATGCCCACTTGTCTGCAACATTCTTCGCAACGCGAGCTTCTGCAAGCCTGTCCTGTTGCGTTTCGTATAGTGGTCTATTCATAGTTTCGTCCCAAGCATGATGAGAAGGATTGCAATTGCGATTGCGAACCAATGACGCTCACTCATGGCGGACCTCCATCTTGCTGGACGCCACCAACAGCAGCGAGACACTTGCTGTATGCGTACTCCAACTCCTCGACGCGGGCACGGAGACGGGTGATCTCGGTGGCGGCTTCCACTTGAATCTCTGGTGAATCATAATAAGAGTGCATCGTGTTTTCTGTTAAGAGACGCTCTACAATATCCTTCATGGCTTGGCCTCCAGCGCCTCGCGAAGCCTCTCGATCTCGGCGCGCAACAGGACGATCTCAGCGGCGGCGTCATGCTTGTCGCTGCTGCTGCTCCACATGGAGAAGGGTTCCAAGAGTTCCATCGTCTTGCCGTTATCCAATGTGATCTTCGTCCCGGCAGGGAAAACGATTTCTTCGGGAGAGCGCAGGCGGGCTACCAGATCGTCGCTCATGGCTTGGCCTCCCTCATCTCGCTGCACACTCGACGCAGTTCATCGGCCTGCGCTGCGCGCTCGGTGTCGCGGGCCGCCGACGCACCGGCTCCGGCTCCTCCGGCCCCCGCCGACCTCGCCGCCGCCCACATCGACGCCTCCGCCGACCGCCTCGCCGCCTCCTCCGCCGCCGACGCCACCGCCACCCACGCCGCCGCCGCCGCCTCCGCCGCCGCCGGCGCCGCCCACGCCAACGCCGCCGACGCCTCCTCCGCCGCCGCGCAAGCCAACGACAATTCCTTGTCGCTCGCCTCACCACGCGCATACCGCTCGGCGACATCGAGCGCGGCGACGCTGCGAGGGTCGTTCATCAGATGATAAACCCTCCGCGCGCACCAGACAGCGTAGAGCCTGATCTCGCGGTCGCAGCCTTCAATGGTGTGCAAGCACCATAGCGCGTCGTCGAGGCCGTTGTGGTCGAGGATCGTGTCGATCCACAACGGCTCATCGTCGGCTGCGGTCTTGCCGAGGCCGCGCAGCAGTCTCCCCCAGCCGTCGCGGCAGGGGTCATGAGCGCGGATCTGGTTTAGAGTGGTCCTCATGGCTTGCCTCCCGCTTCTGCATCACGCTCATACTGGGCTGCAATCGCCATATGGCGACGATGCTCTTCGCTCCAATGGGGATAGCGCATCGCCTCTGCGACGCGAACCTTTGCCGCGCCACGGAGCCAGTCTGGTCGCCTCATCCACTCGTCTAGCTGAGCTTTGCGCTGCGGGGAAAGCTCTCGGTCATATCGCATGAACCTCACCAAAGATAAACAGTCCTCGACAAAAAACGGGGAGGGCCGAAGCCACTCCCCGCCCCCTCGACGCTCAGGCGAAGCGCCAGATGCGATGGCCCAGAACGTCCTTCTGCTCGGCCTTGCGCGAGGTGAACTTCGCGCCAGACGCCTTGCTGACCTTCGTGACGTAGGCCGCAGGGATCTTGCAGGAGTCGAGCGGCACGAAGATGCTCTGACCAACGTCGAGAGCAGCCAGAGCCTCGATCAGAGCCTCCTGCGAGCCACGGACGCGCGGCGCAGGCATCTCGATGCCACTCTCAATCTTGAACTTCTTCGACATGACAGTAGTCCTCTCTCAATAGGCGACGGGCCTTCGCTTCAAACGAAGCCCTCGCGCGGTTGGCCGCAGCAGCCGTTGTGGTGCTGCGATACTCGCGATCTATCGCATCGTGTAGAGCGTAGTCAAGCCCCAACTTCACAATACTTCGCAGAGCATCAACCTGCCTGCGTAGCTTTACAACGTCATCGAGCAGTAGATCGCGGTCCGTCCGCATCGCTCTTCCCCCGCGCGAACTTGACGCGCCTAGACGAAATGCAACTTCCCTCGACAACTAGATAAGCACCGGTGATGTGGAAGGAATCAGACGAGTAGGCGATCGCTCCGTTCGGCATCTCATACGCATAACGTCGAGGGTTGTGACTATCCAACTCAACACGCCTCAACCAGCCGAACTCCCAATGCCAGCCGTGCTTGATCACGCATCGTCTCCATCAACTGCGCGCTTCACGCTCAGCAGAGCCTGCTTCAGCGCCTCTCGCGCATCAGGCTCAAGGCTCCGCGCATTGATCGTTAGCTCGCGCTTTTCAACGATAGTGCCTGCAATCTCAGTCTGCCTTCGCTCTGTGTACTCATCACGAAAGCGAGCAGACATGCTCTTGGACCATACACCTGCATTGAACTTCTCAGACACTAGTCCAATCATACCCATGTCTTCCCACCATGCTTTAGCTGCATCTTGTGCAACCTTCAAAGCGGTAGAGAATTCAGGATGTAGCTCTGCCCAAGTGAGCAAAGTCACCTTGTCAATCCCAAGCTTAACAGCGATCTGCGTGAGACTGTTACCGTTCTCTCCGAGCCTAATGGCTTGCTCACACATTGATGGATGATAGAGGGATGGACGACCAACAGGCCGCTTGAACAGGTCTAGGTCAGGAAGAGATGCTACTCGATCTATCTCAAGCTGAGAGACGCCTAGGAGGTTTTGAGCATCATCTGGATAGGTGCGAGGTGCGCTGTAGCGTCCGCGACGCTTCCCCGCGCCAGCAGCATCTGCGCTCGCATCGGTCTTCCGCTTTGCTTGGCGCGGCTTGCTGATGCGCGGAGCTTGAGGC